GAAATCCTCCTCCAATCGCCTGATCATAGGTGTCTAGTCCCGAACTAACGCCCATCATGTCTGATGGATTATTAGCGAGGTAATCAAGATATTCGTCTAGGTCTTTCCCAATGTGGGACAGGGCATCGTTCTGGTTTCCCAACGTGCCGACGAAATTAAAAACAGCTTCCTCGCCCATCCCCAGGATTTCCCCAAGGGTCTCTTCCCCAGTGACTTTCCGGAGTTCATCGGCGGCTTTCCCTAGTACCTCGGCGAATTCAGACGCCTTTTTAAGTTTGACTAGTCGAGCAGCCTGCTTACGAAGGTTACTTGGGTCTACGGCCGTGACAGTCAGCGCTCGCAGATATTTCTGCTCCTCCTGATTTTTCATCAGGTCAGGAAATCCTAAAATGCTTGCCGTCGACAAGAAGGAGGGGACGTCGGCTTTGCTGCCTGGGTCAGCTAACATTTTCTCCAGGACCCGATAATAGATCGAATTGTTCCCACACGAAAAGCAGTCGGGCGAAAGAACATCGGAGATTTCTACCCACGACTCGTGCCCACCTCTATACAAGGCTGCTAGGACGGCACGTTCGGCCGCTGGATCGCTGTTCATCGGCGCGGACTCCTCAGGCAAGAAGGGCAAACGATTCCCGAGTCTGTCTCCCGACGTATTGCTACGAGCGAGGATGCCACCATATGGAACTTATTGCACTTGGGGCAAGAGACTTCCACCGGCTTGTTGCCTGACGGTGGGCGACGAGTAGTAGGCTTAACTCCTTTGAGAAGCTTCCTATCAGAAGCAATATGCGACTTCTCCAAAGTCTTGTCGTCTACGAATTTATTGAGGAATTTAGGGTTGCCGCCAGCAATCGCTGGACCAGCGGGGAGAATGGGCTTTTTGCGAGATTTTGCTTCCTGTGGAACTGGAGCCTCGCCAGCAGCCATCAAATTAGCAATGTCAGCCACGGAATTCCAATCTCCTTTAGCCATAGCTGTTGCCATTTTCGCCAATAACTCCTGACTCATGATTGTCTCCTTTTCGTCGCGGCCAGAGATGAGAACATATCCGCAATCTTTTCCAATCGCAAGGAAAGATAGTCGATCCTTTCCAAACGGCATGACAACGTAACTTCGTGCTTTTTCATTGACGTGGCATGATCATCCTCTTGAATAGCCAGAGACATACGTTCATCAGGTGATTGATAGCGATAGTTACCAGTCTTGCCTGCCACAGACTTAAGGATAGTCTCATTGCAATAGCGAATTTTGGCCCGCAGCTTGTTGGCCTGTTTGGCCAGGTGAAACGATAGGCAAGTCAACATAACCGCAGCTTCTCCGCACTCTTCGGCCGACATCATGTGTAGCTCTTCCTGGGGTAGTCCGACATATTTCATCGCCCCCTGCCCATCGGCTGGCATGACCGAACGCTCGAACTCATCTAAAGACTGATCAACCGTCATGCTTGTGTCAGACATCTCTCACCCCATTTTTTGAATTATGACTGCATTCGGACCAACCACAATTCGCTTTCCTCGTTGAAAGGCAACTCTACCAACTTGATGTCATTAAGAGCGCACCAGTCTCGTTTTTTCTGGTCGCGCTCCTTCGACTGCAAAAAACCCATTACGGTATTATGAAAGTGCATAATGAATCGATAATGCTGCTCTCCATGGGCTTCTATAACAAGTTTTCTTAGAGGTAGATAAAAGTCGACGCGCAGCCCGTTAGATCCGGGAAGTCCAACTTCCTCCATGATGCGGTCTACCGGATAGACAGTTCTGAGGAACGCCCGTACGCGTGAGTGCAGTCCTGACCGAGCTGGGCCACCAGGCCCTTCATCTGAGCGGCCAGCAAATGACCATGTGTAGGTTCTCCCGTCTAAACCTTTGACTCTCATGATTTCAGCATCCCTGCAATTTCTGTCTCGAGAGCAACTACCCAAGCGGGATTTTCCTGCAGTAACCGATATAACTTTTCCGCCCCTTGAGTCTTGGTTTTCTTGATCGCCTCCTCGTTCCACTTGTCGACGCCAAGTAAGTCGAGATAGCGAGCCATAAAGTCCAAAGACATCCAAGCACCCGCTTTTCCGACCAAGCCGAGCTGGACGCCCAGATTGATGGCCTCGAACACGTTATCCACGCCAACCCCGTAACGGATGTAGGAATCGACTTCCATGCCTGGCGGCCCCAGAGCGCACGACTCGATCAACCAGTGAACCTGCTGGCCGATCTGTTTCTCGCTGCCAGCGGCCCCCACCTTCCACGGTCGGTCAAACTTAACACGCATTTGGACATCAGCTTGATATTGAAGGGTACGACTACCTTTTTCAACAAATCCACCATATCCACTCTGAGACTGCGTCAAGTGCATTATCGCCCACACAATACAGTTGCGAATCGGAACCAGGTTAGCCGCTTGTCGGCAGAATCCAGCAAAGATCTTGTTTCCCGCCCCACGGTTCTCGTATCCAACCCCCTCATCCATTTCTTTTTCGTCGCACAATGCGGAAACTGAGTCAATTATAATAAGGCATCCTGGGTGAGATGTAATAGCCTTCATGGCCAAGGTTAGATAGTCTTTAGCGGTAAGGATCTTGTCGGGCGTCGACCTAAAGACAGTCATCTTATCTAGATCAAGACCAGCAGTTCCCATCAAGTTCATCTCTTTAAGTCGTCCCTCGATATTAAGGTAGTAAACATGACGACCTCCGTGCTCAGGTTTTTGGCATTGAGCCGCAAAACTCAGCGCGGTCGAAGTGTTATGTGTGACAATAAAGTTGTCAGTTAGATATAGTCCGTCCTTCCGATCTACCTTAATGCACACGCATTCCTCTTCACGAACATAGTCGACAGCCACTATTCGTCGACGCAATACGCGACTTCCACGCGTCACGCAACGTCTTTTTTTTCTACCTAGCCGAAACAGCCAGCATGTTTCAGGCACGCGAATAGAACACCGGTCATAACGAAGTGCCTTTTCTCCCAAATTAACAAGAATCGGCCTGATTCTGCAGAGACCACCTAGTGACTGAACTAGCCACTTGATGTCCTCAGCCAACGCGTGTGAAGCAGTTTTAAGCTCACACGACCCCCTCATGTCGGCGGTCCCATCAGTGTCCATAAGCCCTTGCAAAACGCCAAGACGCACCGAAACTTCATTGCATTTGTAAAGGTCGGGAACGTGCTTGGTGTGAGCCTTACGTCCCAACAACCCAAGGCGCCCAAGAGCATTCCTCAGTCGCCCGCCCTTATTAATCCGGTACTGGTACGGACTAGTACTCGCCTTGACCTGACATCCAGCCATTTCGGAGATGACGCCACACAGCTCTTCGTCCATTGTCGTAAAGCGAAGATTGGTATGGGTAATGGTGCCGTTGCCCAAGAGGAGACCTAGAGTATAGGGATCGATAGGGGTTCTCCGGGCCTTGAAGACGACAGGGCGTGGGAGTCGGACCGACCATCTTGGACGAAGTCCCCATTTCACGCTTTTGTCGCTGTGGAAAAGATTATCTTTTATCTGGATTAACGAAAGCACTCGATCGACTTGTTCGACCTTGGCAGGGCGACAGTCCCGCACTTCCCAGAGATGCTCGGCACCACACTCGGCCCAATCTCCGTTATCAAAGTGAACGCGATAGACAGCTTTTTTTCCTTGTGGGAAAACTCCTGCGACGCGCGAAACTCCATCAGGATGACAAATGCGATCACCTAATTTAAGGTCGCCGATTTTACAAGGTCCTGAAGGAGTATAGACTATAGCTGATACTGGCTGCTCCTTACCCGTCTTAGGCTGGCCTGAACAAGTGACCCAGGACCCTTCGGGAATGCCTCCCCTCAAACCCACGTTCAGAGCGGGTCCGACAGGAATAATTTTTTTCTTCTCCTCGTCGAGACCGATGATATCTCGAGCAGATACCGCAACGCCCTCACCAAATTGCTTCACGATTTCCTTAGTGAAATCGACCTTGTCTTTTTCTTTATCTTTACTCACGTTCAAGGTCCTCTAGTCGAGATTTCAAACTGCGACGGGGGGTAAAAGCAGGGCGCGGAACAATCTCAACGGCGATTGATTCTACAGGCGAAGGTAGAGGGGCTGATTTGAGAGACACCATTTCAGCATTGTACTTCTCCTGCTCACGATCAAACGCGTCCTTTAGGAATGGCGCACCAAAAGAGAAAGCTCTACGCCCCTCGTTCGACCTTATCCCTCGAGATATGACGGACGGATGATAATTCTCCAGGAGTTTGAGGGCCAGCCTCAACTGCATGAGAAAGTGCTTTTTCCAGCGGGGCAAATCCCAGAACTTAGCGGGAAGACTAGTTTTTTCCTTGGCGGCAATACGCTCGCACATCACTTCGGCAAGAATTTGATGAGGAGCAACCCAACCACCCCCATAGCGGCTTTCATAGCGACTGTCCTCAGAATAATTTCTAGCCATAAAAATCCTCGGTGCCTACGAGGATTTAAGATAGGACTTTCACCAGTTCAATATCAAGGAACTACCAACAGACTCTTGATCGGACTGTTGCCTTATGTCCCTATTAACGACCACCAATTCGGGAACAACAACTGATTGGGTATGAACTTGCCCAGCCTCGTCTAAGTGTCCCACCACAAATAAATTGAAGGAGTGAGAGCTTCCAGATAGGCAAGCAGCAACCGCCGGACGAAAAAAATAACCGCCTGCACGGTCGGGGGCGACATGAAATGACGCTGATCGGAAACGGATTTCCAGAGATATCATTTTCTTGCCATCTTCAACTAAAGATCTCACCCTTTCCCAATCTTCTGCATCTCCGTCCGCGACGACAAAAAGATTCCCCTCAAGGCCGGCAAGTAGGAAAGTTCTATCGAAGGGGGCCTGATATAAGACCTCGGAAAGACTGCCGACAATCACTTACTCCCCCTCCACACGCAATTCGCATAGCGAGCAATAAACTGATCATTAGCGGCTCGGTTGGCCTTTCCGTGCTCATCTCCTTCGACGGAGGCAGCCTCTGTCATAATGGTGACTCCTTCTGAAGGACGTCCAAACTTTCCCGGACTCTTAGCTCGCGCTTTTTTGTAGGCGACCTCGATCTCAGCAGCGCTCCGATCCAGATCGCTGGCCATCTCCCCTAGGGATTTGACCCCGACAAGACTTTCTAGGTAGTGCTGTTCCGCCTTACTCAATGGGCGCGGTTCTTGGGCTTTTTTAGGCATGATCAATTCCTTTGGGCAATTCGCAACAAGGCAGTATTGCCAGACTTGAGAAACGCAACATATGTATCAAAAGCTACCGGACTCACTTCAGTAAAATCATAGCGCATCCGACCGGTGCTACCGTCAAAACGAAATAATTCGGCTTTAGCATGAACCTGAGGATTGAAAAAAGTGCCGATGTCTATACCTCTACGGCAGACGCGAACAAAGTGCTTGATTACGCCAGTCTTCTCTATTGAGACCAACTTCGCAACACAATCGGATGATGACGAATCAACTTCGCTACCAGCCCCATCATATCCGATCGAATGTTGTCCTACGTCTTTTTTGACCAGAAACTTAAGAACATCGTCTGTTCGACTCATAACTTGTCTCCTGGAGCAGTGTGGAAAACAACCTTGTCTCCATCAGCCTCAAGATGGGCAATTCGCGTCAACAAAACGACATCTGACGAATCCTCTTCTTTTGCTGCTTGCGCTCCAAAATACCTAAGCAATCCACGCACTTCTTTTTCAAACGAAGTGTCGCCGCAATAACAACACTTAGCGCGGACCTTCCACACAAAGGGCTGTTCCGGATTAGTGGTTCTGACGTCCACCAGAGG